GACTTCGCCGGCAGCAAGCCGACCGAGGCCGGCCGGCGCGAGGAGGCCTACCGCATGCTGCAGAACCTGGAGCTGGTGCGGCAGAAGCTCGTGCATTACCGCAACGCCGCTCGCCTGCGTGAGGCGGGCTAGCCGGCGGCCGAGAGGAACCGGCGGTCGAGGTTGACGACCAGCGGCTGGCGCAGCCCTTTATTCATCGCCCGCAGGACGCCCTCGGCGCAGACGCGCTCGCCCCAGGCCCGGTTGATCTGGCCGAGCCGCACGATCTCGTCGCGCACCGCGTCGTAGCCGACATGCACCAGCCGGTCGCTCCAGCGCGGGCTGCTGAAGTTCTCTTTGCGGGTCATCCGCCGCTGCAGGCCGATGACGCCGCGCATCATGCGGGCGGTTATCTGCTGGCCGTGGCATAGCTCGCCCAGCGCGTCCCAGGCCTCCTCGACCGACCGCCGGTCGCCCTGGATCAAGCGCAGCAGCTCGGCGGCACAGGAGATTGTTGTCGGGCCGGCGGGCTGCGAGATCCGACGCCCGAGCTGGGCCGCGAGCCGGCCGGCGAGCTGAGCCTCGGGCTGCTCGGCGATGATCAGCGCTCTGAATTGGTCGGCGAGGCTCGGGAGCTTGCGGTGCGTATTCGCCGCGAGGAACCCGATGGCCTCGTCCTTGTGGACATCGAGCTTGAAGACGATGCAGGGCAGCTCGCGAATGCTGTCCACCATGCGCGCCGCCTCTAAGCGATGTTGGCCGTCGATGACCCAGAAGTAGGTCGCGTCGTCACTGCGTTGGGCGACGAGCAACGTGCCGCAGGAGACCCAGCTCCAGTTCGCCGCATAGCCGGCGACGCGCATCGTATCGAGCCGGCGCTGGTACTCGTGGTCGATCCGCAGGCGGCCCTTGTCGATCCGCATCATCTCGCCCGGCTCGTTCTTGACCGGGATAAAGACCTGTTCGTAGCGACCGCCGCGCCTGACCCGCGTCACGGTCAAAACGGTTTGCGCCGGCTGTTGGGTTTCGTTGCCAGTCGATCTGGCCGCGAGTGTCGCGACATCATTCATGGCGGGGCCTCCTCCCTGGAAAATCCGGCAAAGGTTCTACGCCTTCTCGCAAACGTAGGTTAACCATCCCCTGTTGCCGCCGGCAACATTTTAAATCCCCCGAGGTTTATCGATGACTGGCACGACGACCGCCGCCGAACCCGGCGGCGCGCCCAGCTCTGCGCCCAATGGCGCAGGCCCTTCTTATGTTGTCGATGATGTCCGCACGGCCGGCGACGCCATTGCCGGCCTGTTGTTTGGCGACGACGACAAGCCTGCTGCGCCCGAGCCGCCGCCCGCCCGCGAGCGCCCGCAGCAGCCACAGAGATCCGGCGACGAAGAGCCGCCCGATACCGGAGCTGACGAGAGCCAGCCCACCGGGGAAGAGGACGACGAAGGCCAAGGCGAACAGCCGCCGATCCCGGTCGCTGCCATCGAACCGCCCAAGTCGTGGAATGCCGAAGAGCAAGCCGAGTTCGCAAAACTCCCACCCGCCCTGCAGCAGACGATCTCCCGGCGGGAGAGCCAGCGCGAGGCCGTGCTGACCCAACGCAGTCAGGAGGCCGCCGAGGCCCGCAGAGCCTTTGAAGGTGAGCGGCAGGCGGCCCTGGCCCAGCGCGGGGAATACCTTTCGGGTCTACAAAAAATGATGGTGCTGGCCGCTCCAGAGGCGGCTGCGCTGAACAATGTGGACTGGGTTGCCGTGCAGGCGTCGTCGCCCGCCGAGTATACCCGGCTGCATGCCATGCGCGAGGCCCTGCGGGGCCGTCTCAGCGCCATCGAGGGCGAGTTCCAGCAGCAGCAGCAGGCTATGGCCTACCAGCAGCAGCAGGCGCTCGGCGCGCTCGTCGCGAGGGAGCACACGGCGCTCAACGCCGCCGTGCCCGACTTCGCCGACGAGGTTAAGGGCGTTCAGCTCCGCAAGGATCTGAGCACCTATCTGCAGGATCGAGGTGGCTTTACAGCCACTGAAATCGGACAGGCCTATGATCACCGGCTCGTCGTGCTCGCCCACAAAGCGATGCTCTACGACCGGCAGATCAGCAACGCCGCCGCTGCAGACGCCAAGCGCAACAACCCCGCTCCGCAGGTGCAGCGCCCTGGCGTCAGCCAGGACAGCTCCGACCGGGGCGGCAATTCGCGCATCGTAACCCGAGCCAACCGCCTGGGTCGCACGCACGACGTGCGCGACGCCGGCAGCCTGATTGCCGAACTCCTCTAATCCCCGTTCGCGCCGGGACTATTCCCGGAGTAAGGAGCATGGCTTTTATTACAAACACCTTCACGACCTTTAATGCAAAAGGCCTGAGGGAAGACTTGGGCGACATCATCTACAATATCAGCCCAACTGAAACCCCGTTTATGACTGGCGTCGCCCGCGAAAAGGCAACGGCGGTCTTCCATGAGTGGCAGACCGACGCGCTGGAAGCGCCCAATGGTGGCAACGCCCAGATCCAGGGCGATGACATCAGCACCTTCGATCCGGTGGTCCCGACCGTCCGTCTCGGCAACTACACGCAGATCAGCCGAAAGACGGTCATCATCGCCGGGACCGAGGAGGTGGTCGACAAGGCCGGCCGCAAGAGCGAGGTTGGCTATCAGGTCGCGAAAAAGGGCAAGTCGCTCAAACGCGATCTGGAGACGATCCTCCTGCAGAACCAAGCCCGCACCGCGGGTGCGGTCGGGGCCACTGCAGCGCTGACGGCCTCGGTGCTCGCCTATATCCACACCAATGTCTCGATGGGCGCTGGCGGTGCCAATCCGGTCGGCGACGGGACAAACGCCCGCACCGATGGGACGCAGGCCGCCATTACCGAGGCGATGCTGCAGGCGACCTTGGCGAGCGTCTGGCAGAACAGCGGCGACGAGCCGGACATGGTTCTCGTCAACAGCAGCCAGAAGCAGAACATCTCCAAGTTCGTCGGCAACAACACTCGTTACATCAATGCCGATGAGGAGAAGCTGGTCACCTCGGTCGATGTCTACGTCTATGACTTTGGCACCGTCGAGGTAAAGCCCGACCGGTTTATGCGGCAGCGCGACGCCCTGATCCTCAATACCGATCTGTGGGCTGTCGCGTGGTTGCGGCCGATCTCTTTGACCGACCTCGCGAAGACCGGCGACAACACCAAGAAGATGTTGCTCGGCGAGTACGCGCTCACCGCCCGCAACGAGGCCGGCTCGGGCCTCCTGGCCGACCTCACCTAACAGCATCCCGCGCGAGCTGGGGCACGCCCCCGCGGGCTAGGCGACCCGTTCCTGCCCTGCGTCAACCTCCTCCCCTGGGGTCGGGTTGAGCGGGTCGCCGCTCTTTTCTGGAGGCTGGCATGGCCGAGCTGAGCGACAACACCAACTGGTCTGAGACCGACGCCAGCAACAACAAGACCAGCCCGAACGGCTGGCCCGAAGGCATGATGCCGTCTGGCGTCAATGACAGCGCCAGGGCGGATAAGGGCGCGCTCAAGCGCTTCTGGGATCGCACCAACCCGGTGCAGCAGATCACGCCCTCGGGCGGCGTCTGGCAATTCAACACCGGCAACACCGCCTACCCCGCCAGCTATATCGATGGCGAGGTCTATGCCTTCCGCGCCCTGGCGGCGTCGGCCGCGGGCGACAGCTTCCAGGTCAACGGCCTGGGCACGAAGCCGATCTGGAAGGCGTATCTGGGCGGCTGGAGCGTGATCTCGGCCGGCGACATCCAGACGCGCTCGTCGCCGCGCCTCGTCTATGACAGCACGCTCAATGGCGGTGCCGGCGCTTTTGTCCTGCAACATCCTTATGTGCCGGTTGCCAACGGCTACACGTTCCAGGGCAACGGCATCGTCTATCCCGGCGTCTCTCACTCCATCGGGTTTAACTGGGATGGCGGGCATATCACCGGGTCGGTCGACGGCAGCGGAACGCCCGGCCAGCTCGCGAATGTCGCCGACCTGGGCGGCTATCTCCCGCTCTCGGGCGGCACTATTTCCGGCAACCTGTCCGTCACCAGCAATTTTTATATCGGCGGCTGCCAGATCTACAACAACGGCGGCTGGGTCGACAGCCCGCAAGGCTTCCGCGCGACCGGCAACGGGTTCTACGCCGACAGCGGCGACATCAACGCCGCCAACGGCAATCTGCGCGCCGCAGGCTCGCTCTTTGTCGGCGGCATCCAGGTCTACAACAACGGCGGCTATCTCTATAGCCCGAGCGCCATGCGGACGCCTGGGCTTGTCGTTGACGGTCAGATAATCGTCAGCGGTAACGTAAACGCGAGCCTGTTTTGCGGCCCAGGCGGCACCACCGGGAACATCAAATGCTGGCCGGGCAGCGCTTGGGGCAATATGGCGTTCGCCGCGATCAGCGGCGGCTATCTCGGCGTCAGCGCCGACAATGGCAATTCTGGCTTTAACTACGCGCCCAACGGCAGCTGGTCCGACGCGCGCCTCAAGACCGATATTCGCGACAGCAAGTTTGATGCGCTAGCGGCGATCCTCGCGACCCCCGTCCGCGCTTACGGCTGGAACGAGGAGGGCCTCAAGCTGATGCCTTGGGCCGAGCCGGTGCCGGTTGGCCTCGTCGCTCAAGAGGTCGAGGAGGCCATGCCCTTTGTTGTCAAGACCATGCCGCCGGTCGGCGGCGCAGACGCGCGCATGATCAAGGACGAGCTGCTGACCCCTGTCTTGTTCCGCGCGATCCAGCAGCTCGCGGCGCGCCTCAAGGCATTGGAGAAAAAATGATCCGACCCGATGAAGAAGTGCCGTTTACGCTGACGGCGGCCGATCTCAATGTCGTCTTTGCCGCGCTGCAGGAGGTGCCCTACAAGGTCGCCTCGCCGATCATCGAGCGTATGCGGCAGGCGGTGCTGGCGCATGACCCGGCGGCCTTTGACCCGCCCCGGATCAACGGCATCGAGCCGCCGCTGCCCGTCGCAAACTGATGGCCGAGAATAGCTGGCGGTTTCTCAGCCGCGACCCGATGACGGGCGCGGTCGAGCACTACCGCTACGACCCCGATGGCGACCAGTGCATCATCCGCCGCACGGCCGATGTCGGCGGGATCATCGAGGCCAATAAGCGCTCGGCGAACGACAACAACTGGAACCGCGACAAGTCGATGCGGCTGGCCGCGCACATCCCCAGCGAGGTGCAGCTCCTCTGGCTGCAGCAGTACGGCATCAGGGCCTGGGATCGAAACCACAAGAGCGCGGTGCGCCGGCTCCTCAACAGCAACGAGTGGTCGCACCTGCGCGCCGGCAGGCACTTCATCATCTGAGGCAGCGCCATGGCCCTCGACACCTACCAGAACCTGCAGAAGACTGTCGCGGACTGGCTGGCTCGGCCCGACGATAGCCTGCTGATGCCGGCAATCCCCGACATGATTGTGCTCTGGGAGGAGGAGGCGCGCGACAGGTTTAAGACCCGGTTCCAGGAGGAGACGACGACCCTGACGCCGGGCGCGAGCAGCGACACGCTGCTGCTGCCGAACGACTACGTGCAGATGCGCGAATTGTGGGTGAACACCAACACCGGCAAGCGCGTCTTCACCTACCAGACGCCGCGCAACCTCGACATGAATTTCGCCTTCTTCACCTTGCCCGGCTATCCGGTCGCCTACACTATCGAGGGCCTCACGCTGCGTGTCGTCGGCACGCTCGACACGTCAGGCCTGCCCGGCCCGGTGCCGACCAACGCGCCGGTCAGCATCGGCGATCTGCCGCCGCCCAACCCGCAGCAGGGCGATCTCTGGTGGGATAGCGCCTCGGGCGATCTTTTTATCTGGTACGTTGACCCGACCAGCTCGCAGTGGGTTGCTGCCAGCACCGTGTCGCAGACGCCCATCGAGCCGCCGCCCGACGCGATCCATATCACCTACATGCAGGGCCTGCCGGC